ATGCTGAAACGTATCGCCCAGCTACTGGGCCTGGTGGTGGTCCTGCCCGTGCTGGCCTACCTGCTGCTCTGGCCGACGCCGATTGCGCCGCAGGCCTGGACCCCGCCCAAGGCCCCTGCCGCCGACGGTGTCTTTGCCCCCAATGATCGCCTCAAGGCCGTGCAACGCCTGGGCCTGGGTGCCGGTCTGGGGCCGGAAGGCATCGCCGTCGACGCTGAGGGCCGCCTCTACGCCGGCTATCTGGACGGCCGCATCGTCACCTTCTCGGCCAACGGCGCCAGCTATCAGGAGCTGGCCACGGTCGAGGGTGGCCGGCCGCTGGGGATCAGCCTGGCCCCCGGCGGCGGGCTGGTGATCGCCGATGCCCATCGTGGCCTGCTCGGTCTGGCGCCGGCCCAGCCGCTCAAGACCCTGCTCACCGAAGCCGGCGGCGCGCCCCTGGTGTTTGCCGACGACGTCGATCTGGCACCGAAGAGCGGCAAGCTCTATCTGAGCGATGTCGCCATCTACCCCTACGCCCAGATGATGTACGAGGTCTTGGAGCATCGCGGCACCGGCCGCTTGATCGAGTACGACCCGGCCAGTGGTGCCTCGCGCGTGCTGCTCGGCGGCCTGCAATTCGCCAACGGCGTGGCGGTGGGGCCGGACGAGGCCTATGTGCTGGTCAACGAGACCAGCGCCTACCGCATCACCCGCTACTGGCTCAAGGGCGAGAAGGCCGGCACCAGCGAGGTGTTCATCGACAACCTGCCGGGTCTGCCCGACAACCTCAGTTTCAACGGCCGCGACCGCTTCTGGGTGGCGCTCTACTCGCCGCGCGACCCGCTGCTGGACGCCATCCTGCCCGGCCCGGCCTGGATCAAGAAGCTGCTCTCGCGCCTGCCGCCCAAGCTGCTCGCGCCACCGCCGCGCAAGGCCTGGGTGCTGGGGCTGGATATCGACGGCAAGGTGATCGCCAACCTTCAGTACGAGGGCAAGGACGCTTATGCGCCGATCACCAGCGTTGAGGAGTCCGGCCCCTGGCTGTACTTCGGCTCGCTGAGCGCCGAGGGCCTGGCGCGGCTGCCCTTGCAGTCGGTGTTCCCGGATGCGCCGCCGCCGCCACTGGGCTGGGAGCGGACGCCGGCCAAGCCGCATCACTTCGTGCCGCCCAAGTTGGGGTATGCGCCGCCGGAGGAGGAGGGGCAGGGGGCTGGACGGTAGCCTGCTGGGAAGGGGCTTCCTCGCTTTGTGATTCGGTATCCCTCTGCCTTGTGGGGGGGTGTAGCGGAGTGCTTGGTCTTCGCCTTGGTTTGCTGGTGTGCGGTGCTGGTGGTTCGCGCGTTCGCGCTCTGCTGGCTGTGCAGGGCTTGATAGCTTTTTTTCGCCTATTGGCGACTCACTTTTCTTTGCTCCTGCAAAGAAAAGTAAGCAAAAGAAAGCAGGCCCCTGCGTAGCGGTCCGCTTTGCGGACTGCCCTGCGATGCTCGGCCCAAAGGGGCCGCTCGCGAACTCGGCGCCCTATAGGCGCCTCAGTGTAGCGCGACATTTGGTTTGAGGCGTTTTGACGCATAGTTTGATGCGGCGATTTCCGGCGGCGTCGGCGCAGGCTATCGAATAGCTCAGCCATAGAGCCCGATCTGCTGCTGCAGTGGCTTCGGCGCTGGCCAGCCGCCGCGCCAGTTGCCGATCACCAGTTCCTTGGCAGCCTGGCTGCCCTCCCCGCCGCCGCCCACCGTGTAAGTGATGTCCACCTGGCGCATGGGGAAGTCCTGGAACACCTCCCGGATCGCGGGGTGGTCGTTGATCGAGACGATCATGGTGCCGGCCATCGTGCGCATCCGGCGCGCCATCTCCAGGTAGTGCTCGAAGCCAAAATCGACGCCGTACCCCTCCGTCTGCCAATAGGGCGGGTCGCAGTAGAACAGGGAATGCGGGCGGTCGTAGCGGTCCAGGCAGCCGGTCCAGGGTAGGTTCTCGATGTAGGCCGGGGACAGCCGCAGATGGGCTGCGCTCAGCTCCTCCTCGATGCGCAGCAGGTTCAGTCGCGGCGGGCTTGTGGTGGCGTAGCCGAAGCTCTGGCCGTCGACGCGGCCGCCGAAGGCATTGCGCTGGAGGTAGTAGAACCGGGCCGCTCGCTGGATATCGGTCAGAGTTTCGGGGGCCTTGGCTTGCTCCCACTCGAAGACCTTGCGGCTGGTGAGCGCCCACTTGAACTGGCGCACGAACTCCTCGAGGTGGTGCTGGATCACTCGGTAGAGGTTCACCAGCTCGCCGTTGATGTCGTTGATGACCTCGACGTCGCTGGGTGGCTTGAGGAAGAACAGCGCGGCCGCGCCGCAGAACGGCTCGACGTAGCAGGTGTGATCTGGAAACAGCGGCAGGATGAAGGGGGCCAGGCGGCGCTTGCCGCCGATCCACGGAATGATGGGTGCTGCGGGCATCGTAGGTCTCGAAAGTCCAACAACTGTTAGGCTTTCCTCGCCGTGTGCACGGTGGGGAAGCCCTGGGCTTGCCTACGGCGTTGCTTGCCGTGGATGAGCGGCCCGTACTGTGTTAGCGCACGGTGCGGGTCGCTTCCTCTTAAATCGTCTGGCTCAGTCCGTGCGCCTCCACATCCGCACGACCCGGTAGGGCTGCAGGTTGTTGTGAGGCTGGCCACCGCCGACAGCGCCGACTTCCTGAGGCGTGCCCTGCCCAGGCAGGGAAAGATCATCACCAGTTCCAGCCAGGCCGGTCTGGCCTCCGGTCGGGTGACCATGATTCGGCATTTCATCCACCGTCAGGGTGTGGGTCTTGGCACCGCCCTGCTTCCCCACGACGTTGAACTCCGTCTGCGCCGCGTCGAGGCCGACCAGCACACGGCCAGCGACCTCCACCCAGGTCTGCCAGGTGTAGACCACGGCTGGGGAGTCCTCGGCCTCGGACAGCCGATAGGAGCCGACCGGGTAGATCAGATCCACCATCGCGCAGAACAACTGATTGGGGTCAGCGCTAGGCGTGCGGCCGGACGCCTCAATGGGAAAGAGCAGGCTCTCCTGGACGTCGTTGAACCAGTTGGCGACGAAGAAAGTCGCCTTCTGGCTAGTACCGGGAACGGCATCCTGGAATCGGTTTCCAGGTGCAGTGTAAGGGGCTGATATGCGACGCATGGGGTCAGACTCCGTAAGCGATTTCGAGGACGGTGTGCGCCGGCTTGGCTCGATTAAGCAGGCATTCGAGCTGCTCGTTTCCGTAGCTTTGCAGCGCGTCGTTGCAGTTGCCGTTGCAGGTCGCGTTGATAAGGGCAACCTCGGTAGGGGTCTCGAAGCGCCAGGTGTGCAGTGCTGGGTAGCTGATTGCCCCTGTGTAGCCGTAGGCCGCAGCGAGCCCCAGGAAATAGTCCTCGGAGGCGCCGCCGGTCGCGACCAGGCGCGAGACCACGGCGGCGCGGCGTTGCTCGATGGAGCCCCCATCCGCCAGGCAGCCATCGGGAAGGCCGACGGTGCTCTCCCACTCCACCAGCAGATCGGCGGTGGTGCGCGGATCGGCCTCGACCGGCAGGCGGTCGATGTCGCCCTGGACGCGCGCCAGGGCGTCGCCGCAGGCCTGCAGGACGTTTCGGAACAGCGGGCTCCCCAACAGGCCCGCCCAGAGCTGGCCACGTGGCAACAGCGCGGCGAGCTGGGCAGCGAAGGCGTTCGCGGTACTCATACCCAGGTGATCTCCCCGAGCGTGAGCAGCTCGCCGACGTCGGCGCTGGGGGCGGCCACCGGTGAGGTCATCTCGAAGTCGTCTAGGCCGGCCGAGCCGATGGTGACGATCAGCCGATTGAGCGACAGCCCGCCCTCCGGCACTGGCTCGCGCAGTAGCAGCTCCTGCAGCGCCGCTTCGACCGCCGCGCGCGTCTCGGCGGTGTCCGGAGTGATCGACAGCGTGAGGTCAATCGGCGCCGCTGTCGGCGCGACCACCTCGACGTCGGCGGTCACCGGCTTGAGCGCGTCGATATAGGCCTGCGCCGCCGTCACATCGCCGCCAGCCGCCAGCTCTGCGCCGGTGTAGGCGTCGTTGGCCACGTACAGGCGCACGGTGCCCGGGCCGTCGTAGAGCGGGAACACCCAGGCCCGGGTGATCGCCGGCACCTCCAACGCCCAGTTGAGGTAGTCGGCGGCGTTGCCGCCGTGACCCGGCGCCTGGATGCGCGCCAGCAGCCTGGCGCGCAGGCCATCGTCGCTTTCGAGATTGGCGCCACCCGCGAGGCCGTCGGCATCGACGGTGGCGGTGCTGGCCAGCCCGGTTGGCGTGTTGACCCAGGTCAGCACGGCGCCGGCCGGCTGATTGCCGAGGCTACCCACCTCGACCGCCGTGAGTTGCAGGACGGCGGCACCGGCCACCGTCGAGACATCGACGTCCACGCTGTAGACCGCGCCCGCTGCGCTCTGCAGCCGGGTGCCGGCCGGGATCAGCACGCCGCTGGCCCCGGTCGCCGTCGCCGTGCCGCTGGCGCCGGTGGGCTGCTTGCGGGTGACGCCCCAGATGCTCGCCCAGCCCTCCAGATCGATGCCGGTGGCGGTGTACGGAACCGACTGGCTGGCGCGTGCGGAAAGCGCGCCGTAGACCCCGTGGACGGCGCCGGCTAGAGCGGTGGCCAGCGCGCCGAGGATGGAGCGGCGCACGCCGGGCGTGCTGCCGGCGACGCGGGTCTCGACGTCGCTGCGGACGCCGGCGACCAGGTCGCTAAGTGAGGGGCGAGAGAGCGCCATTCAGAACACCGTGATTCCACGCTGCTTCATGCGCGCGCGGGTCTCCAGATAGAGCTGCTGCAGCCCGTCGGCATCGAGCGCAGCCGGGACGATGACGAAGGCGGCTACAGCCGGTCCGGTGAGATAGTTGGCCTGCTGGTAGGTGTTATTGCCGACACTGACCAATCCGCCCGTTCTCACCGTTTTCACACCATCGCGCCGAACCGGAGAGTGCCCACCGACGAACGCAATTCGATGATCGGCGGACTCGGAGATCGCGATAAAAATCCAGTCCCCGTCCGCGACATCAGCGTCGAGAGCAACAGAGTCGGTCGTGGCGATCCCGCGCGTCAAAAAGCGAATTGAACGCTCTGTTGGCGTATCAAAAATTGCCATACCACCGAGCCCGGCGGTGTCGGTCGAGCTGACCGCATACATTTTGGACACCGCCGCCTCAGCCGGCTGTGTGTAACGAAACACCCCGCCGACAGTCCAGTTGTTGCTGTCGGTGATGCCTGCCGGCGACAGTCCGTGTGTCGCTCCGCTCGCGATGGTCATGTAGTTCGCGGCGTAAGTCGGCAGCGTTATTCCGGTTCCCGACGCGGTTAGCGCCTGCGCGTTGACGAGCCCGGTCAGGCTCCCGTCGTCGCCACCGAACTCCCACTGATCGTAGACGGCCGCGTTCGCGCGGAGCCCCGGCACGGCGAGCGGCGACGCATCGGCCTCGGCGATCTTCGATGCACCGGGGAAATCGACACCGAACGGGAGGCGGAAAAAGTTGCTCTGCATCGAAATCTCCTAAGCCAGCCGGGTAACCGGCATCTTGAAATGAGGGGTCAGGCGGAACATCGGGTAGTCAACGCCGCCCACGGTCCAGACCTCGGGATCGAGATCGCGGAGGTTGCCGCTGCCGCCGTTGTTGATGGAGAGCCCGGTGCCGAGGTTGTCCAGCGCGTAGCGCACCTGTAGCGCCGCCGAGCCAGAGGGCGTCGCGGACAGCTCGATGCGCACGGTGCGGCCATCGACAACACGCACCGAATTGATCGCCACGGCGCTGCCGTCGGCGCGCACCTGGAACCCGGAGTTCAGCGTGCTGGCAAGCGCCCCGTGGTCGAGGATCAACGGATAGAGCGAATCGAAACGAACTAGCACGACCGCGCCACGGATCGTGGCGGAGACCGGACGGATGAACTGCGAGCGCACCCTATCTACGACGAGGTGCTTGAAGTCCCTGCCGAACTGACGACCCATCCAGCGGTATCCCGCTGCGGACAGGTGCGTACCGTCGGTCCTCGGCATCTGGTAGATCGGGCCTGCGAGCCGGAATCGGTCGGGGTAGTCGATGCAGAGCTGAAGTTGCGCCTGCACGACGTCGCCGTCGTTCGTGATCGTGCTGCTGCCGGTCTGGTACAAGATGAACGGTACGCGTCGCGTATCGAGATTCACCTGCGCTTGCACATAGGCCTCGGCATCGGCCTGGAACGCCAGCAGCCGGTTGTAGTACGCGGCGTAGTTCCCCGGTGCGGCGCTGTCAGCCTCGCCCTGGACGTAGGGGATTGCCTGAATGCGGCCAACCTTGCCCAGGCCAGCGCAACGGGCCGCGAATTGCTGTACGTGATCTTTCCAGACCTGGCTCCAGCTCGCGCCGAAATCGAGTTCATCCAGTCGATACCCGCCGTGGCCCGCCGTTGACGCGAACACCACCAGGCTGGTCGGGTCGCCACCGTTCTCAATGGCGTAGTAGTCGCAGGCGCTGTTGGCAAGGCCCGAACAGTAGGTTTCCCCTCGGTTCGAGCCGCCGTCGGCGGCAAGATTGTCCTCGACGAGCGGCTTTACGCTCGACGTGCCGGGGCTGTTGTTGTTGCCGGTGCTGCCGGCCTTGCTGGATTTAGGGCCACTGCCGAACGTGATGTTGGCGTAGGGCTGCGTCAGGGAGATCGCGGGCTGTGCGGTAGCACCCACGGAGAGCGACTGCCCGGTGCCAATCGAGGCATCGATCTGGCCGCGCAGCGGAGCAGTGACCGGGTCCAGCGGCGTCGGGGCGCGTACCGTCAGCGACTCGCCGCCACCGACCTTCGCGCCATAGGCATAAAGAGCCCGCTCGACGTGATCTAGGCGTAGCAGCTTGCGACCCCATAGGTCAGCGAGCAGCACCGTTTCGCTGTTGTCGGCCTGTTCGATCCGCCAGAGCGCGGGCAGCGCTACCCCGAGTGTTCGCGTAGCCGCTGCCGCGACCCCCGGATCGTCCTCGGCCAGCCGGATCTGCACAGTGCCGTGCGTGCGGCTGACTGAAATGAGCTTGCGGCCGTATAGATCGACCAGCACTGGAAACAGATCGTCCACGCCCGAGTAGGTGTAGACGCCACCGCTATTCGCACCCAGCTCGTCTAGCTGCGCGGAGCTGGCGTAGGGCGTGCCCACTTTGACCGCCACCGGGCCGGCGTCCACGCGGTACAACTGGAGGCGATTTGTCGCAGCCGGGTCCGGTGAGGAGAACAGCTCGCCGACATTGACGTTCGGGCCAATGACGGCCGAAGCAGTCAGGGTCAAGCCCGCCGCCGAGACCGTAGGCGCAGTGGTGTAGCCAGCACCGACAGCGGTCGGAACGTAGACCGCCGTCGCTCCCGACTTGACGATCTTTCCCTGCGCCCCAGAGCCGCCGCCTCCGCCTGCGAACACGGCGTCGTAACTACCGTCGGACCCCGTAGCGCTGGCAATCACGACACTCTGGACGCCGTTACCGAGTGCTGCGGCCGGGGTGGCCCAGACACCCCGAAACAACAAAGAGGCGTCGCGGGCGTTGACCGCAATCATGCTTGCAGACACGGCCTCCGCTCTCGCAGCGTTGAGATCACCGACCTCTTCATTTACCTGCTGCTGCAGCTGGCGCAGCAGATTTGCGGGCGACGGCAGATCATCAGTGCCATTGTTCGTTTCGTGGGTCTCGTCTCCGCGCCACCAGTCCGCCAGGCCGTCGGCGACGCTCTTGATGCGGTCGGCACTTTCTTTGAGGCTTTCGTTCGGGTCGCTCATTCGGTGATCTCGGGGATTTCGACAAACCAGACGTGCTCGATAACGGCAGCCGCCGCTGCCACGGCAGCGGCTTCGTCTTCGGCAGCGGCGATGGGTGAAGCGGCAAAGTTGGCGGCCCAGACGGTGCTCACTCGGTAGCGCAACGCGCCGGCCGGGCGCGCGATCTCGACGTCGAGCAGCAGCTCGTCGGCGTCGCCCAGCGAGGGCGTGACGGTGACGGTCTGCGCCAGGCCGTCCGACACCAGCCAGGCCAGGGCGTCCTCGGCGTGGCGCTTGGCTTCCGGTAGCACGCTGGCCAGGCGCTTGCGGCGCGCCAGCAGCCACAATCGGGAGCCAATGCGGTCGCCGCTGGCGCTGGCGGCCACGTCGCCCCACCATCCACGCCGCTCGGCCGGGCTGGCATCGAGGCCGGCCTCCTGGAGCTGCTCGGCGCTCGCCTCGGCGTCGGTGAACAGTGACACCAGCACGGCGCCGCGCAGCGAGTCGTCGGCGATCAGATCGCCGCGCCAGAGCACCGGTGAGACCTGGTGCCCGTCGATGATCTGTAGAGCGAGGTCGGTCATGACATCGGCACCGCCGGCGCCTGCGCGACCCCGCCGCTCACCGGCTGGGTATGGCTGTTGAACACCGAACGCATTTCGGCCATCGTCCCGGCCGGATCGGTGATCGACGTGGCCGACTCAAGTCCACCCTCGACGTAGCCGGTGCCGGCAACTGCGATGTTGCCCAGGCCGGTGATGTCGCCGCGCACCAGCAGGTTGCCGTCGATCTCGGCATCGCCGAGCACGTGGGTCAGCGGCGCGTCGCAGATCACCTTCGCGCGGGCTTTGATGAGCGCCTCGCCGTTCTCCTGCAGATACACGCAATCGCCCCACTGGTTGTAGTGCTGCGACTCGCCCGGCGCGAGATCGCGCGGCCGGGATTCGTGGTCGGCGCCAATCACGACGCAATGGGTACGACTCCCGCCGATGCTGATGAGCAGCGCGGTGCTGCCGGCCGGCGGATTGGCACTGAGGCCGAAGTTCTGGACGCGCACCACGTCGTCCAGCCGCTCGCCGGCCAGGACGGTGATCTGCACGCGCTGGCTGGCGCCGGCATCGGCGGCTCGGGCGACCGTGGTACGTGCCGCCAGCGCGCGGATACGGCGCTGGATAGGCGCCAGCACGCGGAGCAGATCGGCGGGGCGCATCAGGCGCTCTCCTCGTCGAGGTCGATCACCGGCGCGGGCGTGTAGGCGCCCGGCGGCGCCAGCTCGAGCACGGTGACCTTGCCGGCGCGGCGGTCGATGCGGTGCGAGACGCCGGCAATCAGGTAGTCCCCGTCGAGGCGTAGGTAGTCGTCGTGGATGGTGACCAACGTGTTGGGCCACCAGGGCCGGTCACCGTCGAGCCAACCGGCAACGACGACGCTGGCCCGGCGGCTGCGCGCCAGCCCGGTGGCGGCGGCCCAGCGGGCGTACTGCTGCGCCTTGTCGGCGTCGACGTCGTCGGAGACCTGCAGCACGGTGACACGACTGGCGCGCACGCCCTTGTCGGTGGCGCTGGCCAGAATCTGCTGGTCGGCGTCGTCGCCAGCCGATTGGCCGATCACCTGGTAGCGGGCGAATCGGTTGCTGTCGTCGTCACTGCCCTGGCCGCTGAGGATGTTGATGCCGCGCTCGAGGCGCGTGCGGGCGCGGGCGCTGCCGGCCCGGGTGATGTACAGGCCGCCGAGGCCATCGGAAACCAGCAGGCAGCCCGCGACCGCCGCCGCGCGCCCCAGCACCTCGGCCACGGTCTCTCCCGGCGAGATGCGGCCGGCGCGGAACGGGGTATCTGCCGTCAGCGACGCCGGCAGCGACATCGAGACCGAGATCCCGAACGGGCGGCACAGGTCGCGCGCCATGCGCAGCAGGCTGGTGGACTGCCAGCCCTGGCCGTCGACGAGGGCGGCGCAATCGACCAGGTCGCCGGTGGCGTCGCGGCCGCGGATCGTCAGCTCGTGGCTTTGCTTGTCGTAGGCCGCCTCTACCGCCTCGATATAGCCGGTGATGATCGGGGCATCGTTGAGGCGCACGGTGCAGCGCTGGCCACGCAGGTCCGGCAGCGGCTGCCCGCTCAGAGCCCAGGCGTCGGCGCAGGTCAGCGAGAACGCTCCGGCGAGCTGCTCGATGCCGCGATTGATCTCGATGGACTTCCACTTGCTGTAGCGCTGCGCACCGACCTGCAGCGTCAGGGTCTGCTCAGTCACTCAGCACCTCCAGCTCGACGCCACCGGCGACGAACAGCGGGTGCGGGAGGCGGTTGCGCGCGACCAGGTCGTCGCTGCGCGACTCGAGCGCGGTGGGGCCGTAGAGCCGGTGGGCCAGCACCAGGGCGGGCGCGGTCTCCGGCGGGGTGTAGCGCGCCAGGCGGGCCAAGTCGGCAGAGCGGCGCTCGATGTCGCTGGCCACGGCGGCGCGCAGCGCGACCAGGGCGTCGTACAGGGTGTCGTCGGCCGACTCGGCGATTCGGTCGAGCTGCTCGAGCAGCTCGCTGCGCACCGCCTCGGCCTCGTCGTAGCTCGGCCAGGTCTGCTCCGCCGACCAGGCGCAGGCGGCGATCACCGCCGACACCTGCATCTGCTCGGACAGCAGATGGCTCGCCTCGCTGGAGTCGTCGTAGAACGACCAGAGCCGGCGGAAGTCGGCCAGCGCGCGAATGCGCTTGAGGTCCGTTGTCAGCCGTGCCCAGATCGCGGCCGGCTGGTTGATGATGGACTGGAGGGTGTCGCGCCAGTCCTCGGCCGCTCCAATCAGGGATTCCAAGGGGCCAAAAACGCGGTTGATGGCCCGTTGAACCGCTCCGCGTACCGCCGCCGCGCTCGGCCACCGGCGGCTGAACTGCGGCTCGCTGGCCGTCTGGGCAAGGTCGGCGGTCTCGCGGACGGCCTCCTGCGTGTCCACCTCTACGGCGGGCACGATGGCGGCCGTGCGGATGAAACGGATGGAGAAGCGGGCCAGGCCGCCCTCGCGATTGCCTTCCCGCAGCCGAACGCCCATCACCACGACAAGCACCGTGCCGAGGTAGGGGTGCACCAGGCTGCCGGCGCCCGGCTCGCTCAGCGCCGCGACCAGGGCGTCACGCTGCGTCATGTAGTCATCGCCCAAAACGTAGGCGTCGACGTCAAAGGTGGTGGCGAGTTCGCCGAGGTCTTCGGTGTCGGGCAGGTTCTGGCCCGGGTACTCATGCACGGCCACGCTGCGAGCCCAATCGGCATCGTGCCGATCCACCAGAAACGGCACCTGCCGGAAGGCGCCGGGGCGCAGTTGGTCGCGCCAGCTCATGGCGGAGACCCGAAGACGGTCATGCCGGTGGCCACGTTGAGATCGAGGCCACCGCTAGCGGTGATGGCGCCGACCCGGGCGCGGCCGGTTTCGTCGATCTGGATCTCGATGCGGCCGTTCAGCTCGCGCTCGACGGCGTTGTAGGCCTCCACATTGCCGAACCGGGACAGCGCCAAGGCAATGGCGCCGCCGAGGTTGTTCATGAACTCGGTCTCGTCGGTGGCGCGATAGATCGCGGAGCCGATCTCCCAGCCGCCGGCACCGGCGGCCAGTAGACCGGCCGTCCACAGAGCGGCGTTACCGATCATGGCGGCGGTCAGCCCTCCACCCGCACGGGCTGCCGCCGCGCCACCAGCGGCAGCGGCGGCGGTCTCGCCGGCACCACCCTGACCGCCGCCGAGGCTGGCTGGCCAGTTGGTAACGAAGACGGCCGTGCCGAGGCCGGCCTTCTCGATCAACTGGCCCTGCGCCACACCCGCCGCCGTTGAAACACTGCCACCCAGCATCTTTCCTACAACGCCCGGCAACTTGCCAAGCACGCTTTGTGCACCGGTGGCCAGCGCGCCGAGCGCGAGCACCTCGGCGACGGTCACCGCCGCCACGGTGGTCGGCTTCAGGTCGAGCCCCCCCTTGGAGTTCGGATTGAGCTGCCAGGACACCAGGTCGGCGAACGCCTTGTTGATGGGCTGGGCCAGCGCATCGCCCACCTCGCGCATCACCGACTTCATGCGGCCGGCTTGATCGACCGCGTTATCGAGCGCCTCCGGCAGATCGTGCTCGAAGATGCCGGCAGACTCGCGGACCTGCTCGGTCATGGTCCGCACCTTGGTCAGCGAGTCGCTCGATAGCAGCATGGCGATGCCCCGCTGCGTATCGAGGTCGGTCTTTCCGAACGCACGGTCGATGTAGCGGTTGCGGGCTTGATCGGTGGTGAGTTGCTGATAGGCCTTGGAGATGTCGTTCAGCGTGTCCAGCGGATTACGCGCGGCGCCGGCCGGCGTGTAGAACGGAACGCCGGTAGCCTTCTGAGCCGCCTTCTTGTAGCTCTCGTTGGTGAACAGCCGCAGGGTGCTTTCCGCCAGGGTAGCCAGACGCTCGGGGTTCATCTCCACCTGGGAGAGAGCTTCCACATAGGCCAGAGTCTGGGCGAACTCCAGGTTGGCCTTGCGCGCGTTTACCCCGACGCGCGGGAAGATGCTGGCCAGGTTCTCGAGCTCGGCGTTGCCGAGTCGACCGGCGACGGTCATCTGCTCCAGCAGCTTGGTGGCCAGGCCGGGTTGCGCCAGGTCGAGGTTGTAGCTGTTTGAGGCCACCACCAGCGAGCGCGAGAGCACGTCCGGCGCCGCGCCGGTGATCGCCGAGGCGGGATTGACGGCCCGGATTGTGGCCACCGCCTGCGCCCAGGTGAGGCCGGACTGTACGAGGGCATCCATGCCACCCTTCAAGGCATCCAGACTCTGGCCGGTCTCTCGCGACATCGCGAACAGATCGGCCCGCAAGCTCCGCGAAGCTTCCCGCGTCGCTCCGGCGGTCTGGCGGAGCTGGATCAGGCCCTTGTCGAGCTGCGCCGACTGGCGGGCAATCTGGTACCCACCGAAGCCGACACCGATGGTTGCGAGCTGGTTGCGGGTTTCGCGCAGCAACCTGTTAATGGACGAGAAGTCTCGACGCGTGTCGCGGACGAAGCGGTCACGCGTGCGACCGGCCTGGCCGAACCCCGAATCGAATTGCCGCCCTTCCAGCAACAGCCGCAAGGCGACCGTCATCTCGGTCATTGGCCACCCTTGCGCAGCAGTCTCTGCAGGTAGTGCCGCCGCCGGCTATTGGGCAGCGCCAGGATGTCGCTCTCGGACCAGCCGGTGTGATGTGCGATGACGAGCACGGCATCCAGGAGACCCGCCTTTCGGCGGGTCAGCCTTCCCCCAGCTTCTCGGCCTCCACCTGGGCCTGTCGCAGGATCAGGAGGTCGCCGGACTTGAGCTTGCCGATCATGTCCAGGCTGTACGGCCCGGTGTAGTCACCGGTGAGGACCAACTGCCGACAGAGCAGCGCGGCGTTGTAGGTCAGTGGCCGGGAAGCATCGGCCTCCAACTCGGCGGCGAACAGGTCTTCGCCCAGGGCCTCGCGCAGCACGAAGTTCTTGTGCAACGTCTCGCCGATCTTGATGCCAGTCTTGAGCCTGCCAGCGATGTGACCTTCGGCCGTCAGGCTGAAGCCGTGCACCGCCAAGCGCTTCTGGGTAGCTTCTTTCATGCGATCTCCTAGATGCGCTTGCAGTCTTTGGCGCTAAAGCTGGCGTCGATCTCACCGCCCTTTTCCGACAGCGTGCTCTCGCCCTGACAGAACATCTCGGTGAGTGCGAACTTCAAGCCGTCATCGCCCTCCCAGAGCCCGCTCGCGTCCTTGATGGCATCGACGGCCGTGACGTCCATGCCAGCGGTCTGGCTGAGCTTGCAGGTGAGCTTGGGCGGCACGATTTCCGTGGTGTAGCCATGCACCCCATTGCTGCCGACCACGGGCGTGCGCTTCTCGCCGCCCGGAGTGAGTACGGCGCCAGGCAGCGTCAGCAGCTCTTTGCCGTTTACACGGATGCGGGCGCGGCCCAAAAGTTGTGCCATGTCGGGGCTCCTTAGCGGATGAACTGGATCTGCGACGCGGACACGCGCAGTTGGTTGATGAGGTCCGGCGGCAGCCGGGAGTTGAGGCGGTTGGGGTCGGTGCCGTCGCGCTCCACCACCAGCTCGGCGATGAACTGGGTCAGCGCCTCGCCGCCTTCCACCCAGCCCTGCTCCATCCAGGTGTCGATGTAGAGGCTGACGATCTCCGCCCGCGCGATGGCCGGCGTCATGACGTTGGGGCCAGTGCTGCCATCCGCGCCCAACTTGTGGCGCGGATACTTGAGCGCGAAGCGGCTCCGCAACGTGTAGCGCAGGTTGGCCAGCAGATGCAGGGTCTCGGTGTCGAAGTACGCCTTGTCGGTGACGCCGTAAGTGTTGGTGCGGTAGGTGGTGGTGAGCCGCTCAATGCGCACCGTGCCATCGGCATCCACCTTGAGCGTGCTGACGCCGCCCTCGATCAACTGGTTGCGCTGCGCGAACGTGCGGCGCCCCAGCGCCTCGGCGGTGGCCACCACACCGGTGAGCGGCAACGTCTGGCGCGGCCGACCCGGGTCCGGCTCGGCGGTATCGCAGCCCGCGACGTGGGCCGCCGTTGCCCAGGTCGGCGTGAGCACGTCGGCGCAGTCCACCAGGCTCAGCCAGGGACTGTTCTGGCCCGTGGCGAGGGTGATGGCGGCAGCGGCGTCGAGGTTGATGCCGGCATAGGCATAGGCGTCGAGCTGGCGCAGCGGGCCGAAACGGTCGGCCAGCTCCGCCTTAACCAGCGCCAGGTTGGCGCCGTCGGTGCCACCCAGAACCCAGGTGGTGTACCACTGGTCCCCGAGCGCGGCGATAGCGTCGGTGAGGTCCGGGTCGCCCGTGCCGGCCGTGAGCGCGCCGATGGCCACGCCGACGCCCAGCGGCAGCGTCTCGCCGTCGTAGCGGTTCAGGGTGACCCGCACATTGCCGGCGTCGATGCCCTTGTGCCGCGCGCTCAGCACGACCTTGAACGCATCGGCGCCGTCGACGGCGGCGTCCAGGTAGCGATCCGCGTCGGCGTTGACGGCGGCGATGATCGCAGCGGCCACGGCGATGGCGCTCATGCCGGAGCTCACTCCCACGGCGTAGCGGCGTTCGCCGACGTAGAGCACCACGGTGCCGGCCGCCGTGCTCGGCCCGGTGACCGTCAGCGTTCGGCTGCTCTTAGTGCCGGCCGCTTTGTCGGCCAGCGGCAGGATGTAGGCCGGCGTCAAGGCATCGGCGGCCAGCAGGCGCTTGGCCATGTGGTGAATCTGCGAGCCACGGCCGCAGAGCGCGCCAACCTCGTCAGGGCTGAACACGCGGCGCGGCTGGCCAGCGACCGCCGTGGCACCGGCCAACTGCTGGCCGATCAGCAGCGTGCGCTGCGGGACGGTGACCGCGCCGGTATTCGCGCGGCTGGGGTCGAACTCGGCGTACTGCCCCGGCACATTGAGGTTGACGGGGATGCTGTTGAACTGGATCTCGCTCATGCGGATGGCCCCTCGATGGAGATGGTGCTTTCGGCTTCGGGCTTGCCGTCATTGGCAACATCGAAGAGCGCGAACAGCGTGGTGAAGTCGCCCAGATCGCCCTGCTCGGGCATGTCCAGACTCAGTGACTGGCGGAATGCGATGGCAGAGAGCGAGACGCCCTCGTCACCCAAGGCACCGTTGTAGAGATTTCCCCAGCGGATGCCGCCGCAGGCCACGCCGTTTAGGCCTTGCAGAGCCATGACCTGCAGCAGGCCATCGGAGAGGCGAAGGTTGGCCTCGTCATGGCTGGCCCCGCGCACGTTCTTGGTCAGCAGGTAGGCGGCGGCCTCGATGGGACCGGACACCATTGCGCCACCGGCCAGCGGCAGGTTTAGCAGGGCAACCAGGACGCACGGCGCCTTGAGCGCGTAGGTCTTGAGCTGAGCCAGATCGAAACGGCCCGGGTGGGCCTGCACAGCAACCTTGTCCGGAACGATGGCCTTGATGGCCGTCACCAGTCCTGCGCGGTAGCTGGGCAAGTCCATCAGCGCACCCCGCGCCGGTTGCGCCCGAACAGTCGCGGCTGCGACTCGACCAGAATCTCGCCGCCGCGAATCTCACCGGCGGCGGTGATGGGCGGCGTCGCCTCGGCTGCCAGGCCCAGGCCGGCCTCGCCCTTGGAGACGCGCTTGAGGAAGGCGACGGCATCGGCATACCGCTGCCGCAGTTCGTTGGTCAGCGCATCGGCCATGCGCGATAGGCGGTACAGGGCGATGTCGATACAGATCTGCGCGGCCCAAACCGGCGCGGTCGGCAACGGCAGGTCGTGGCGCTGGCCGATGTAGCTGTTCATCTCGCCGGTGGCGTCGGCCAGCGCCTTGTCGATGGCCAACAGCTCCGCCGCGCTCAGCTCGCCATCGCGGTCGTTGTCGGCAGCGGCGTAGATGGTGTCTTCCGACTCACGCTCGACCAGGTCGCTGTAGGTTGCGTAGCTCATACGCGCTCGGGCTGCAGGACAGTGACGTCGCAGCCTGCGACAGCGGCAGCGACCTTGAAGCCGCGCGCCGGCCGCCCAGGAGAAAAGCAGTTGCTGGCACCCGCCAGATTGGTGCCGAGCTGGAACCATTTGGCGTCGTTATCGCTTGGATCGTCCAGCGTGTAGCTGACGATGGCGGTGCCCGTAGGCTCACTCGCCACTGCGATGCTCGACGGGCCGCCGTGAACCAGCTCGACCACCGCGCTTTCGGCGGCGGCGACGGTTTCCTTTTGGGTCCAGAAGGTGCCGGTGAGCTGCATGGGTTCGGGGTCTCGTTGATGACGCTGGCCCCGGCCGGCTCATTCCGGCCGGGGCCATCGGGTGGCTGCCGCTACCGTGATCGGCGGCCTTTACTGGCCCTCACCGCCCGCCAGGCTCACGGACCTGGCGGCTATCACAGGGCTCTCTCTCGGGGTATTGGTTAGTCGAGGTAGGGGTTCACCACAACCTTGGCGGCCTTGTACAGCTCGTTGGTCTCGCCACCATTGATGGTGGCCTTGTCGAACAGCAGTTCGGCTGCCGACTCGAGGGCGGTGGGAACGTGAATCTCCACCGGGCGCACTGCCAGGGGCCGACCGTTGTCGCCCTTGAGCTGGCGCATGGCCGTGCGCACCGCCTTGAAGTTGGCGCTGGTCAAGTCCTTGTCGCAGGCATGGGCGAGTTGCCAGAGCGCGAAGCCAGCATTGACGCGGGCATCGGCGCCGTACACCGCCTGGTTGTTGAAGAAGACGATGTCGTCTTCCTTCTGGTCTTTGCGCACGAAGTCGTAGGGCTTGCGCACCTGCCAGATGATCGGCTTGATCGCCTTGGTGGTGTCGAACACATACCAAGTGGGCTTGCCACCGACTTCGGTCGTGAGGTTGCTCTGGGTGATCTTGCCGCCCTTCGCATTGGTGGTCGGATGATTTGCCGAGAAGAACGGCACGCCGTCGTAGCAAAGTGTGGTGCGGCCAGCCTTGAGCAGCTCGAAGATCACCTGGTTAGGGTGGGCTTTGGCGTCCATGCCGAGCTGCTCGAACACCGGATTGAGGACGCCATATTCATCGTCCTCGACTTGATTGCGATTCACGCCCACGGTGTTCTCGAAGTGCTTGTTGGCAATCGAGAAGTCATGGGTGGTCAAAGCCTGGATAACCCGGTCGCCGATCCACTCACGGAAGCCCGTGGATTGACCCAGCCAGCCGTAAACCTCCTTGCTAGTGTTGGAGGGCACGACCATCACCAGCGACTGGTACAAGGCCTCCTGTGCCTCGAAACCCTTCAGATAAAGGGCCTTGAAACCCTGAAAAATCGCAGTCATCAACTGCGGCGAAACGGCGACTCGGGACATAGGGCGCTCCTATAGAAGCTACGGCGAAAGAGGGAGAGGTGGGACGCTGGGTGAGGGGCGGGCTAGCGGAAGTCCACCCAGACGCCGTACTCGTCGACGTCGAAGACCTTGCCGGCTGCCGGCCGTGCGTTGGTGTCGCTGGTTTTGGCCACCGTCTGGTCATCGACCACGTAGCAGGTGGCACCGATGTTGGCCTTGGTGATCTCGTCGGCACCGGCGCTGTTGGCGAACGCGAAGATGCCCTTCTTGACGTTGGCCGCTTCGCCGGGGCCGGCATCGGCCATGAAGACGCCAACGGTCTTGTTGGCTGCGGTCGCCGTGGCGGCATCGCCGCCGCCGGTCGCGTTCACCTGAGCCATGCCGCCCAGGAAGCCATGCGCGCCGGCAGCCATCGTGATGGAGAGGATGTTGCCGAGACGCTCCGGCGTCTGGCGGGATTGGGCGAGTGCGGTCATGCGCGGGACTCCTAGGGGTTGGGTGCGGGCGGATTGGCGGCGTTACTGCTGCTTCGCGCCCTTGAGGAACTGCTCTTCGCTGAGGCCCAGCGACAGCGCCACGGCCTTCTGCTGCGCGTTGAGCGCGGTCTTCTGGCCGGTGGGCAGTTCGTCGGAGACGGTGGTTCCCGGCTCGACGATGGCGGGCGCGGACTTCAGGAAGTCGCGGAACTTCTCCAGGCCGCCCTCAGCCATGCAGGTGGCGCGATAGAACTCGCGCGAGGCCGGCGTGATCTTGCCGGCCTTCTGCGCCGCATCGAGCTCCTGGTCGGCCGCCTTCTCGCGGTCGGTACGCGCCTTGTCGGCAATCGACTGCTCGGCGTTGAGCGCCCGGGTCTGCATCGCGTCGTAGTCGGCGCGCGGGACGTACTTGTTGAGGTCCGGCGTCTGCGCGGCGTTGAGCGCCGTCTGGTGCTGGGTTTTCAGCGAGTTGAGGGCGACGAGGGCCTCGGCTTCGCCAGCGGTTTCCGGCAGGCCCAGCTCCTTGAGCAGGTTCTTCATGGTCAGTGTCTCCGGGGGGTAGTCGTCCACGTCCTGGTCGAGGACAGCCGCGTTCAGCGCCAGGTCGAGGTTCGGGTTGTTGGTGAGCGATACGCGGACGAGCCGCACGATCCGGCCGGCGCCGTCGTAGTCGAAGACCGGGGAGATAAAGGCGTACTCCTCGCCCTCAACGGCGGCGGTGCCACGGGCGTTCCAGCGGGGCTTGCCCCAGATAGCGCCGTCCCGCAGCTCTAACTCGCGGCCGTTGATCCAGCCGGCAGCCGGCGCTTCCTCGCCGCGTGGCGCAGCCAGGTCGGTGGAGTGGTTGATGTCGATGGCGATGCGGTCTGGACTGTTGCGCAGCACCAGCTCCGGCTGGTCGAAGAACCAGCTACGGCCATCGCGGCCCCGAACCTTGCCCTCGGCGTCGGGCGCGGGAATGCACTTGAGCTCGGACGGCACCTTGCCGGGGCCGTGGTCCGGAATCTCGCTGCAGAGGGCTAGGCGGTTGCGCTTCATAGGCCGCCAGTGTCTTGGCCGGCCTGCTTCCCGGGTATGCCGGAAATGTTTCGCCCCGCTCGGTGGCGGGGCGATCAGTGCAACGAGGTTACGGGTGGGGGCGGCGGTGGGTCAAACGCGGGCTAATTAGCGTTGGGCGGCCAAATCGGATCGAAGCCGGGCGCGCTGCCGTCAAGGCATCCAGCGCGAGGCTCGTAGCTGGGCTCGTCGGTCGTGCATGAATTTCCACACTCCGGGCAATCGCAGAATCCGTGCATAAATGTGCTGCGCGGGTCGCTGCCTATCCACGCGCAGCGAGTGCAGGCAAACGTCCAGCGTGGCTCAGGCCCAACTAGGTGCTCCACCGGAAAACCCGGCCTCTCGTCCTGCGCGCTCTTATTCATGGTTCGGCCCCTGGCCGGTTTTCCGGTGAGCTTGGGCGTTGGGCCTCATGATCCGCACCCATGAATCCAGCCGGGTTTGATTTCGTCTCCACAGAGTTTGCACTGCCTTGGTGGCGTGGCCTGGGTGGAAATGCTTGATGCCGATCTCGGAGAGGCCGAAACAATTGCCGCACTAATCAGCTTGTCTTTAAGCCAGTACTCCCCTCTGTCTTCGTCGTCCTCACTGATTAGGATGTTGCCGTCGGCATCCTCCATATTGAGGGTGGCGTAGTCGGAGTCACCGCGCAGCTTTGCGTAGGCGTTCTCGACCGCTGACTCGATCACGTCGAAGCCGCGGATATTCCCTCGAACGGTTATCTGCATCTCGGCGCCCTTCCGACCTCCCGGCAGATGCCCCGCGTCGTGGACGTGCATCAGCACACGGGCCGGACGGCGCGGAGGAACTCCAAACAGGTCTGGCTGTCTGCGGCTGGTCTTTGCGGGCATTGGCAACCTCCTGAATACAACTAGCCCCTGGCAGCGCGCAGGAGTCGCGCAATCCATTGGGAGGGGGACTGATGGGGGGAAAGCGCCACAGGGGCCTTGCAGGTCAGCTTTAAGGGGGCTTTAACGGGCGCTTTCATTGCCGTGCCCGGTTCGGAGTGGCGGAGTCGAACAAATCGGTCTGCAACTCCCGGCGCGTCTCCACGTCGCGGACGCTCCTGAACTTGTCGCCCCGGTCGCCACGGCGGATGTTGAGAATCTGGCGCTCGGTGAGCTGGTAGTGAAGCGCCTGGGCCTGCAGTTTGCGCCCTTGCTCAACCTCGGCGCGGATCTGCTGGTCGCGGAGTTCCTGGAGAATCTTGTCGGCCTTTGGGAGCGTCAGGTACTGGTGCCCGGTGAACAGCCGCGCCAGGTTGCGCGCCTTGTCGTCTTCGAGCACATCGGGGAAGAGCCGTGCCTCTGGGCCTTGAGGCACATGGGTCTTGGTGCCGCCGCGCTTGCGCAGCAGCTTGAGGGTGTCTGGCAGGCCGATGGTGGCCGCGATCTTGCGCAACTGGGGCGCGATCAGGCGGTTGATATCGACCTTGGCCAGATCGTCAGTCACGCACGGACCTGCGACAGCGAGACTTGGAAGCAACCGCTGCAGCAGCTCGGCTTGTCCTGGTCGACGGGCCACTGGCAGACGACGGCCAAGTCGCCACGGCACCAGCGCAGCACCTTGCTCATGACCTCGGGGTAGGCATCGAACCGCCGGTGAAGGGTGTCGAAGTCAAACAGCCAGGCCGCCAGGTGCGCGCCGTAGTCGGCCCAGGAGTAGCCGAGCAGTTGCTCCAGGTCGGTGGCCAGGCGCTTGAGCGCGGCCTTGTGCAAGGCGGCGACGATGCCCACCAGTTGGCCGTCGGCGCAGAGTTGCACCCGGTCGCGGCGGTACATGCGCTTGGCCAGCGAGTGGGCGTAGTTCCAGCCCAGACCCGCGTCGGTGAGCAGCGCCTCGATCTTTTCCAGCTCGCCGCGCCCACGGGCGCCGATGTTCTTGGGCTGCCCCTGGAAGCGCGCCAGCTTCGGGTGCTTGGGGTCAATGGCCTTGAGGCGCGCCTGCAGATGCTCGATCACCTGGCGACGGCCGTGGCCGTCCAGGTCTTTGCTGGAGTGCTGGCGCCCGTGAACCCAGACCACATTGGCGTAGTCCTCGGCGTCGAACTCTCGGGTGCCAATGAGCGCCGCCTTCAGGATATGAATGCGGGCAAGCTCGGTCTGGCGCGGGTCTTTGGTGGCCACGGCGGGGCGGTCTCAGTGGCTTTCGTCGTCGCTGCTCGGCGGCGGCTCGCACTCTCGCACGCGCAATTTGAGGGCGGCCTCGGAGGTGAGGAAGCGGCGGATCGCTTCGGTGATCTGCCGCGATTCCTCGGGCAGCAGTGCGCCCAACTCGTCCGACCAGGTCAGCAGGGCCTGGTCGAGCTTCGCCTCGTCGAAAACCCACACTCTCATGATTCGATCCTCTCGGGATTGGCGGCGACCTTGGTCAGGTGCCAGCCGTAGCAGTAGTCGCAGGGGTAAATGCGCAACGCGGTATCGGGGCGCTGGCGCTGGCAACGGCTCCGCCCCACCTCGGCTTTGTGGGAATTGCTGTAGCGCGCCTTGCGTAGGCAGCTCCGCACCCAGTGCTCGATCTCATCGCGAGTCATGGCAGCACCTTGTCGAGCGCGAACTCGATGTCGGCCTTGGTGTGGCCTGCAGCAAATAGGTGGTCGGCAAGCTGGTCGCGGGTCACCTCCAACCGGAGCCGCTTGGCGGCAGCGAGCTCGGCACCGAGCTCCTCGACAGCCTTTCGCCGGGCGATGACCTTCTGCTCATCGGCGGTTGGAGCCACCGGCGTCGGGGCTGGTGGCTCGCGCTTCTGCTGGATCTGCTGCGCCTCGGTGGCCGCCTCCAGCTTGTTGGCGGCGCTGCTCAGCACCTTGGCCAGATAGTTGTGGTTGCGCAGCGGCAGTTCGAGCTCCGCACGGCGGCCGACCATGTAGCCCAAGGCCTCGGCCAACTGGGCGTGGCTCACTGACCAGTCGCGCTTGGCATAGCGGACGTTGCCGGTCTCGATCACCACCAGGAGCGGCTCCAGCACGCGGCATGCCTTCTCGAAGGTCATCCTGTGCTTGGCGGGCGCGAAGAGGTGCAGATAGAGCTGCAGGACGTTGCCCAGCGCCGGTGGCACGCGGAGGGTCAGCTCGGCAAACCGGTGGGCGGCAGCCTCGCTGGTGAAGGACAGCAGCGGCGCATTGAAACCGCAGGCCGGACAGATGCAGTGCATGGGGGCTCCCTTGCGCTACAGCAGCAGGCGCCGCTGGCCGCCCAGGTCGGGCTGGGCCAGGCGCTTGAGCTGGCGGATCTGGCGCAGGCTGGTGAGCGCCCGCTGCCGTAGAAACTGTATCGAGGCTTGCAGCTCCTCGGCTGTCGCGGCGATGTGGTAGCCGTTGCTGGGGTCCGCGCAGACGGCGATGCCGTCCTGGCGCAGCGCCTCCACCAGCTCGCGAAGGTGGCGCTCCCCCGCCGCCGACCAGGTGCCGCAAATTTCGACCACCAGCGCCCGCGCTGTCACGCCCCGGTCGCGGCCAACGTGGCGCGACAGGGCGGCGAGCAGGGACTGGCGGTCGAGGGTGGACACGAAGATCAGAACTCGCCCACCGCTGTGGGCACGGCGTCACCAACCGGGGTGAACCGCCCGTCCTCCATGTCCGCCTGCGGAATTACCCAGAGCGTGATGTCGCCGCCGCTCTCGGCCGTAAAGGTATAGGCCGGCAAGGCAGTTGCCTCGAACAAGCAGCGGCGCGGCCAGTCGACGATTCGGTAGATCAGGCCCGTGTTTCGGCAGCGAACGCGCTGGCGAGGTCTGAACATGGGTGCTCGCCTGCTAGCGCTGGACTGCAGCTTGCGGATGGCTTCGAGCTCGTCGGGCTGGGCGGCGTCCAGAAATTGTGTCCGCGCCAGCAGCAGGTGCATGCCTTGGCCCACCTCGGCGAGGTTGGCGAACGGGGTGCCGTCCTGGCCCACCATCGCCCAACGCATGCCGAGATACAGGCCGAGCAGCACGCCAACGGATAGCGTGAACATCGCCAGTACCACTAGGTCAGCAGTGGGCGTCATCACAGCACCGCCATGTCGAGCGAGATGGGCTCGTAGCGTTCGGTGTCGCCCACTCGCTGGTAGAGGCGGATGTAGGTGGTGCTGGTGTCGGTGCGCACGCTGTCGGCAATGGCCTTCATCGCACGCGTCCACTTTTCGTCGCTGATCTCCAGTCGCTTGAGCCCCAGCACACGGCCGGTGCTGATCTTCCCTTCCTTGTCCACCTGGAAGGCATCGTTGATGAGCGCGCGGATCTCCGGCCGGCTGCCTTCCGTCCAGGTCTGGATGCACTCGTCGATCAGTTCCTTCGCCGCCTGCAGGCGTTCGTCGAAGCTGATGGACTCCTGCACCGAGCGGGTGATCTTGTACTTGCCGTCGAAGCTGGTCAGGGTCAGGTTGCCCTTTCGGCCGCCGACCTTCACACCGTACTGCTCGAGGCTCAGCTCGACGAAGCTGGCAATGTCGGCGAACGCGCCGGCCTTGTAGGCGGCGATCTGAGCGGCGATCTGCTCGCCCTGGCCAATCAGGGCGCGCACCAACTCGTCGCGCAGCCGGTCGATGGGTTTGACGAGTTCCTTGGGGACAAGCCGACCGGCGGCATCGGGCCAGCAGCCGTGTTTCTCTGCGATTTGGTTCATTGTGTTGCTCGGGTTAAAGGTTGGGGTTGCACAGCACCTCGTAGCGGCGGCGCGGACGCACCACACAGAGGTCTGTCGGGATGGGAATCACGGCGGCCCGCCGGTAGCGGAAGTGCAGCCAGGCATGCCGCAGTAGGTTCATCAGGGCTTTCATCAGCAACGCTCCTTTCCGGCGACGCCGGTGGTGGTGGCATGGGGGCATTTCTGGCAGGCCTCGCTCAGCGCCATGCGCATGGGGTTGGTGGCCCGGGGGTCGCTGGCACGGCGCTGGTTGGCGATGCAGGCATTGCGGGGGATGTCACCGACGACCGGGCAGTCCACGCGAGAGCCCATCAAGGCCCCTTCAACGGCGGTCTGCATGCGTTCCAGGTTTCCGGGGAAGCCGTTCACGCCGTACTTGTCGTTGAGCGCAGCGCTGACAGCGCTGCCGCTGTAGCCGATCTTCTTGCCGGCGGGCTTCAGCCCGTGCGCCTTTACGTACTCGCGCAGGACTGCAATCCAGGGTGCCTCAGTCGTCACGGGTCACCTCCTGATTGAGGTTGACGTCGTAGATGGCACAGCCCCGGCTCCGGACACGCGGCGCGTAGGGGCCGGTGTTGCGCAGCAGTGAGTAGGCGCTGTGGTCACCCACCTCGAAGCTGGTTTGACGCTCCAGGCGCACGTAGCCGGCCGCTATCAGAGCCTTGATGTACTTGCGTACCGCCTGCACCTCGGTCTCGCTGGCGGCGGCGACCGATTGGGCGGTGAAGTCCCGCTGGATTCGCATGGACGTCCACATCTTTCCGCGCGCGCTGGCCAGCGGCAGCGGCTGGTTGTTGAGGGGCTGCGGCTTGGGCTTGCGCCCGAAAACCTCCGCCAACAGTTGGGCCATGTCCTGGTGGTTCTGCGGCAGGCGCTCGCCCGCCTGGAAGACAGCCAGGAGCTGGCGTGCTCGCATGGCGGTGTCTTTGGTTGCCCTCACCGCGCAGCCCCAATCGGCGTGACGGTGGCGCCGTAGGTGGTGCTGGTCTGGCTGCCGGTGAAGAACTCGTCGCGCTTGCCCCAATCGCTGGAGCCCACCGACTTGAGCCCGCGGCTGACCGCGAAGGCCTCGATGCGTGCCAGGCCGATGGTCAGCTCGCCGATGCTGCCGCGCGCCGACTTGAGCACCCGCTCCAGCAAGTCGTCACGCACCTCCACCTCGCAGTTGCTCGCGACCGCGCGGGCGTCCGCCAGGTCGGCAGCTTCGAAGGTCACCTGTTGCAGTACGCGGCGGGTGAGCTGGCGATGAGAGCTGAGTTCGGTCAGTAGGCCGGTATAGCCAATCAGGATCACCGCCTGGTTGCTCAGGTCGATGATGTCGCGCACGACCTCGACCATGTCGGGGCGGCGCACGATGTTGTTCATCTCGTCGATGAACAGCGGGCGCTTGGCTTCGCGTAGGGCCATCACCACGTCGTCGAGCATGTCGTCGGCGCTGCCGCGCGGCTTGATGTGCAGCTCGGCCAGAATCGCCTTGAGCATGCTGGCCACCCGCCAGGTCTTGCGGGCGCGGACGTAGATGCCGATGCCTTCCACCTGGTTGACCAGCCAATTGATGGCGGTGGTTTTCCCGAAGCCGGTTTCGCCATCGACGATGGCGACACCGGGAAGGCCGGGGGCACGACGGGTGAGCATGTCGGCCACCTCGGCGAGGCGGCGGACGTTACGAGTGGGGGCGACGCGTGCTTTCATGGGGAATCCTCGGTAGGTGCGGCAGGGTCAGGGCGACGGAAAGACGACGCCGGAGACGGCGCCGAAGGTGGATCTGAGTCGGTCGAACGAGCGCCATTCGCTGCTGGTCTGGTAGGTGTCGAACCAGGTCTGTAGCTCGGGGGGGAGTGCTTGGCCGGCAGCCAGCTCGGCCTCGGCGTTCACCCAACGCTGGTAGCGCTCGGTGGGGGTTTCTTCGTGCTGCCCGGCTTCGGCGATGGCCTCGGTGACGCGCTCGCTGATCTCGGGGTCGATGGGCCGCAGGTAGCTGACCGGCGCCGGGGTGCTCGGCGTGGCGCTGAGGAAATGGACGTCGTCGAGGGCGTCCAGCATGGCGGCGCCAGTGAGCGGCGCCTTGGCGCGCCCCTGGAACTCCACCAGCTTGTTTTCCAGGCGCTGAGCCTGGCCTTCCAGGCGCTTCTGCTGCGCCTCCTCGATACGGGAGTCGGGCAGCCAGGGGTGCTTCTCCACCAGCTTGGCCTCGCCGATCAGGCGCCCCTTGGCGTCTTCGATCCAGACGACCATGTCGTTGTGCAGGTCGTACCGGACGTTGACCTCGCGTCCCTCGTAGCGCGCCAGATCGCCGCTCCGGTAGATGCGGTTATGCAGTGCGATACCCCAGCGCCGCACCATCCGCTTTTCGCAGGGCCGCATGATCGCCGCCGCCGGTGTTTCTACCGGCACCCGGTTGAGCTCTGCCCACAAGTCCTTCGGCGCGCAGCCCAGATTCTTCTGGTGGTTGCGGTTGTAGAAGTCGAAGTACTCCCGGCAGGCGTCGGCGTATTGCGCCAGCGTCGGCAGCCGGATCAGCCCGCGTTCCACCTTGCGGCTGAGGTGCCGCAGATAGTCGTCGGTGCGGTCGTGCCCGCAGAAGGTGGGGAACTGCTTGCCGCACCGTTCTTCAAACCAGCGCCAGAACCCTTCGATAAGGCCCTTCCCCTTGGCATTGCCCGGCAGCGCGTAGATTGGCTCGATGGAGAAGCGCGCCAGAAAGCCGGTGCGCTGGTCGCTGATGGTCTTGGCGACGTAACCGGAGCCGACGTCGGCGTGCAGCATGGCCGGCACATGGTCATGCCTCAGCAGCGCGTGGCTGAGGGAGAACAGCGTGGTATTGGCCGATTCGCTCTCGCTCAAGTACCAGCCGACGACGAAGTGACTGCGCACGTCCACCCACACGGTGAGCTCCGGGCGGTAGGCGTTGCCGGTGCGGGGAGAGGCCACGTAGACGTCGCAGCAATGTCCGTCGCCCTCGTAGATGAAGCCGACCGGCAGCACGGTGTTGTCTCGCAGTACGTAGGGCTTCACGTTCTGCTGGTAGTAGTGGCGCCCCAGGCGGCCAGGCGCGGTTTCGGTGAGGTTGCTGGGCAGGCTCTGCAGGTAGCGGCGCACCAGGTGGTCCGCTGCGTTTTCGAAGCCGTGCTTCTCGCGCAGCCACATGGCCACCGTCGAGTAGTGCGGCTGTGTCGGCCGATTGCCGAACAGTTCCAGTGCCGTTGCCTCCCAGCCGTACTCCTTTCGAACGCGCCCCTTGTATTTGGGCGCGAGGCCGACCAACCCGTCGCGCTCATAGGCGGCGAGCCAGCGCTGCAATGTGGGCAGGCTGGGCATGTCGCCCCCCTGTTGCGCGAGCCAGGCTGCCGCCGCCCGCTTGCTGACGCCCTGCGCCATGCGCTGCAAGGCAGGCCGAATCAGCCCCAGGCAACGCTGCGCCTCGGCACGGGCCTCGGCGGAGAGAGCATCCAGCGGGTCCAGCGGCGCGAGCATCAGCTCGCGGGGCTTGAAAGGGAGGACGGCGGCCATGCTTCAGCTCAGCGCGAGGCTGGCCCGCGCTTGCGGCCGGGCTTGCCAGGGGTGTCATTGGCGCGTTTGTTGGCGCGCGTCTTGGCGTCGGCCTGCTGCTGACTTAGCAGGCGCTCGCGTCCGGCGATGAATAGCTGCGCTTCAGCCGGCGACAGCGAATACTTCACGTCGGGGTCTGCGATGGCCTCGCCGAAATGTGCTTGCAGTCGGCTGAGCAGCAGGCCGGCGCGGGCATGCACGGCCGCCAACGCGTGGAAGGTGGTGCCGGCTGCCAAGGGCTGAAAGCGGTCTGCCTCAGGGTGCTTGACCCGCTGGAGGAGGTTTTGCTCGACGATGTCTTGCAGGCTGTCGAGCCCAAAGCCCATTTGCTCGGTGAGGGCCAGGGCTTCCTGCCGGGCTTCAAGGGCAAATGCCGGAAGGTCTTCTTCGGCGAGGACTCGACTGCGCTCGCGCGCCAGACGGATTTTCTCGGCTTGGGCAGTTTCCAGGCGGGTCTTGAGGGTGGCCTTCTCTGCCTCCGACTTGCGAAGGCGGTCTTGCAACTCCCGCACCGAGAGTGGCTGCTCACCGTCCAGCGCCCCTTGCTCCAGCAGTTCGCCGACCACTTCCTGGTCGGCGTTCACTAGGGGTAGCACCTTGCTGCGCGGCAGAGCGGCAATGCGGCGCGCCTGATCGGCCGGCAGTGAGGCGACATAGCGAGCCATCTGCATGGATCGCTGGGCGCGATCCGGGGAGACCCCGACGCTATTGAGCGCCTGAATAAAGCCGCCGTGCCCAGCCTGCTCTTTGAGCTTGAGGAAGTAAGCCCCAGCGCGCAGAACGCTCATCTCGGCCCGGCCAAGCTCCTCGGCACCCAGGGCCGCCAGGGTTTCGTCGCTGCCCTGCAGATCGGCGCGAGCTATCTCCGCGAGTTGCCCCATCTGAGCGGGGTTTAGTTCAAATGCCGCAACGTCGCGGCTTTTGGCTAGTTCGTTCTTGCGCACTTCAGGCTCCGAGTCGGGTCAGCAGCAGGCGGCGCTGGGTCTTCAGCGCCGCGTCTTGAATGAGGTTTTCGCCTAGGCTTTTGGCGGCCAGGGCGTGGGCATCCACCACGTCCTGGCGGAGGGCGCGGGCGAGCACGCGCAGGGGTTCGTCGCATTCCACGGCGGCGCAGAAGGCGGGGATAAATCGGGCCGGGAACTCGCTGTATTCCTTGCTCTTGGCCGTCCAGCTATTCAGGCGGCGCTCGGTGATTCGATGACGCAGACCAGGCAGCAACTGGTTCATGCGGTCGGCGATGCGTTCCCGGCTTAGGGGGTCGGACTGGCGGTTCAGTGCTTCGCGGATCGCGTGGACGATGGCGCCACGTAGTTCCTGGTCGACGTCCAGGTCGACAAAGCGCGGGCGCTCGTCTAGGGCATCCAAACAGGAAAAAAGGTCGCCCTGGCTGGAAAAACGGGAGCGTCCGTTTGCAAGTGACCCAGGCCGGGGCGCGCGTACACTAGGCATGTCAAGCGGCCCTCCGAGTTCCCCGGATTTCCGCCAACTCCAAGGCCGGGTAGCTGCCTGGCCAGAGTTGGGAAACCGGGATGCCAATGGCGTCCGAGATGTACCCGGCGACTCGGCGGCTTTTGCCCTTGTCATGAATCACCTGGCTCACCGTCGACGGCCGGAGCTTGAGCGCGCGGGCAACCCTGGACGGGGGTTTCCCTGCCTTCTCAAGCGCCGCCTTGATGTCCGCTGGGTGCATTGTCTTTACGTTTTGTATTGAACAAGTGCGATAACAATACGAAACGTATAGACGCAATGCAAGAGGTTTATTGCGCTATGTCGAATGCCGGTGAAGTCCTAGACAGATTGCAAGTTGTGCTCGGCGTGAGTTCCGACAGTGCCCTTGCGCGCCCGCTCGGCGTCGGGGTCTCTACGCCAGCGAGCTGGCGAAACCGGAACAGCATTCCGTTCGACGAGTGCATGCAGGTCGCCTTGGAGCGGGGCGTGAGTCTCGATTACCTGATCCTGGGCCGTGGGACATGGCCGCCGCAGGAGGTGGATCTGCGCGACGAGGATGTCGCCTGGACGCTGACGCGCGGCGACTTCGCCGAGATCGCTAGCCGTGCCCGCAAGTACGCCTCGGAGTCGTTGAGCGTGGAGGCGGCGCTGGATCTGGTTCGGTCTGGGGCCTACGTGTGGGTGCCGTACTACGACATCCCATTGGCCGGCGGAGCGGGCCGGGAGTTTTTGACAACGCCGAAAAAGTGGAACTTCTATCGGCGCGAATACTTCGACGGCCGACCCGAGCTCAGCATCATCGACCTGGCGGAGTTTCCCGTAGCAGGCATCTCGATGTACCCGGAGTTGCAGGCCAAAGACACGGTGATGGTGGACCGCTCAAAGAAGACCGTCGGCGAAGGCGATATGTACGCGCTGCGCACCGACAGCCTGCTGATGGTGAAGTACCTGCAGATGCTGCCTAACGGGCGCATACAGGCCACCAGCAAGTTGTCGGAGGAGTTCCCGCCGTTCGAGATCATCCCGGCCGACCTGGAGTCGGGCCACTCGGAGATCATCGGGCGTGTCGTGCGCCAAGGACGGGACCGGTGAGCCCGACCATGAGAGCAATTGCAGCAGCGCTGTCGCTCGCCTGCCTGATGCCGATAGTGGCTCAAGCCGAGATCGAACAGCGGATCTCCGCCGAGAGCGTCCTCAAAGGACTCAACGTCTCTGTGTCGACGGTGGATCGCAGCGATAGGGGCTTGCGCCGAGAACGGTGGGGGATTCCCGGCGTAGAGGGTGCCCAGTTGGAGTTGATCGGCAATGATCGAGCCGACGCTGACTCGCTTTCATGGCGCTGTGTCGAGTACAGGCACGATGGCAGTTACGCGAGCTTGCGGTCGAAGGGATCAAGCTGCCGGGCCATCGCCGTGAAGATTCTCGCGCACTTCGTCGCGGAGCCCGACTTGGTCTTCGACGTGCTGGTTGCCCAACCGACCCAAAAACAGCTCGACAGCCCTGCATTCGAGACCGATGCAATGCGGCTGCAAGCGACGTCCGATGGGTATGGCTCGGTGCGGAAGCGAGCCACACGCCGTTAACGCTGTTTGACCACCTCGCGGCTAGCCGCGTAGCCTGACTCCCGTCGCCCCGCACCATGCGGGGCGAAACATTTCCGGCATCGAGAATGACCGGACGCACGGCCATCCTGCCGTGCATGACTTCGCCCAGCTCAAACCTGCCGCAACCAACCGACGCACTGGCCCGTGTGATCCAGCGAGGCGCGGCAGACTTCGCGCTGCCCTACGACCTGGTGCTGGCGATCTGCCGCAAGGAATCCGGACTTAACACTTGGGCGACGCGCTACGAGCCGGACTTTCGTTGGCTCTGGGATAACCGCCTGCTTCGCGCCTATAACTGCCGCCCAGCAGACATGTCGCTGGATAAGGCGCCCTCGGATTTCTCTGGCCTGCCTGGCATCACTCCCAACACCGAATGGGTGGCTCAGCAGACCAGCTACGGGCTCATGCAGGTGATGGGGTCACTGGCCCGTGAACAGGGCTTCAAGGGCTATCTCAGCGCCCTTTGCGACCCCTTGGCTGGCGTCAACTCCGGGTGCGCCTATCTGCGCGCGCTCTCGCGCAAGCACTTCGCATCGCTGGGCTGGGACGGCGTTATTGCCGCTTACAACGCCGGCTCGCCGCGCAAGGACGGTGTGCGCTACATCAACCAGGAATATGTGGACGGTGTGCGGGCCTTGGGCTTCCGGCAATGAAGTGCCCGCTCTCGATTCGTGTGGCGCTGTTCGTCCATGCCCTGCTCGATGCCTTGCTGGCCCTGGTGATGGGGCTGCGCCGCATCCCCGACCTGGTGCTCTCGCCGGACGGCACGCTGTCTCTGAGCAAGGGCTGCTATCTGCTCTACGTCTACGTCTTCACCCGAAAGATGCTGGCCACGATGCCCGACGACCCTTTGCTGTGGCTGGTGTACGGCGGAACCGTCGGCGGTGTCGAGGTCGCCAAAAAGTACATCTCCTCGCGCTACCTCGGCGCGCCTAGCCAAGGGCAGTCTCCATGACGCTGCGCATCGCCTTTTACACCGCCATCGTTGTTTTGGCCGGCACGATCTATGGACTCGGCTACAGCGCGGGGGCCGACAAGGCGCTGGCCAGTGCCACGAGCCGCCAACTCAAGTCGGAGGAGGCGTCTGCGCAACTGCTAGGCGAGCGCCTGCGCCGCCATCAGGCCGAGGCCAAGGCGGCAGCCGACGAGAACCAGCGCCTGGAGTTGGCGCTGGGCGAGGCCCGAAAGCAATCCCGCGTTGTTTACCGAACCATCCGGCAGGAGGTGCCGCATGCAGTCTCCGAGATCATCCCCCTACAAAAGCCGGGGGCTTCTAGCACTGCGCCTGGTGTTTGCGACGCTTCTTTTGGCCCTGGCTTTGTGCGCGTGTGGGACGCCGCCAGTGATCCCGAGCGAGCCGATCTGTCGTCGTCCGCCGGCTTCGCTGTTGGTGCGGCCGCCGAGGCCGTATCTGCTGGGCGAGTCGATGGAAAAGCGCTACTCGACAACCACATCGACAACGCCGAACTCGCCACCGAAGCCCGAGGCCAGCTCGAAGCCCTGATCGACTGGCACCTGGAACACGATGGGGGCGTGCCTTGAGCGACCCGGTAGACATCGCGCAGGAGCGCGAGCAGATCCAGCGCGACGAGGCGATGGCCAAGCTGTCCTGTAGCCTCGACGCACAGCCTTCCGATGGAATTTGCAAGGGCTGTGGTGACGCCATTGATCCCGAGCGCCTGGTCGCGATACCGACCGCGCGCCGTTGCATCGAATGTGCCCGCGTCGAGGACAAACGCTCGAAGCTACTTGCGGCCAGGGGGCGGCCATGACTCCGCTGATTGCCTCGTCGATTGCTGCACTCTCTCTGCTGGTGAGCGTTCTCACCTTCATTTTTCATCGCCGCGACAAGTCGGCTGAGAAGTTGGAGAAGCTCCAGGGGAGTCAGGAGCGGGAGCGCGCTGCGCAGGCGCAGGCGCTTCGCGGCGTCGAGACCGCTGTGCATCGGCGAATCGACGACCTGGTCAAAAACACCAATAGCACCGAGCAAGAGAACCAGCGCAAGTTGGCAGGCATCGACACGCGGCTGGCTACCTTGGATGAGCGGGTGCGCAATCTTCCGAGTCACAGGGACATGCAAGGGGTGCAGGAGAGCATCGCAGAGCTCAGCACTCTGTTGGGCAAGGTCGACACCGCGCTCAAGCACACCAGCGAGACGACTCTGCGCATCAACAATTACTTGATGGAGAAAGGTTCGTGAGCAAGACCTACGCTCAGGTTGTAACCGAGGAGCGTCGATTGCAGACCTTGCGCCTGCTCGCCGCCACCAAGCCGGACTATCGCGCGAACAGCGCGATTCTTCGTGATGGCCTACGTGCTGAACATCAGCACGCTCTAAGCCGGGATCAGATGCATACCGAGCTGGCCTGGTTGCAGGAGCAAGGCCTGCTGATTCTGGAGGTGGTGGGCTCGGCAGTGGTCGCTTCACTGACCTCGCGCGGCCTGGACGTCGCCGAAGGCACCGCCGAGGTGCCGGGGGTCAAGCGCGCCTCGGCGCTGGGCTGACAGTCCGATGGGCCGCAAGAGCAAGGTGGACCGCTTGCCGCCCGATCTTCGTGAGCGGGTGAAAGAGCAACTTGCCGATGGCGGACCCACCCTGGACGAAATCCGGGAGCAGATCGCGGCGGCGGATGTCGAACCACCCACCATCTCATCTCTACATCGCGCGCAGCAGAAGCTCCGCCGCTGGGCGGACCGAGCCCGCGAAGCCAAGGCCATTCAAGAGGCCTGGATTCAAGAGCTCGGAAGCAACCCGGAAAGCCAGGTCGGCAAGCTGTTGCAGGAGACTCTGCGGCTGCTTGCCTACCAGGCCGCCGACGACATGCGCGAGGCGAGCGATGCAGGCAACCCCATCGACGTGAAGGCGTTCGCGGCGATCTCGCGCAGCTTCTTGGCCATTGAGAACGGAGCCCGCATTTCGGCAGAGCGGGAGCGGGAGCTGATCGCCGAGGGAGAGAGACGTGCCCGTGAGCGGATCGACAAGGCAGGCAGGGCTGTCGGCCTGACCGCCGAGCAGGCCAACCGCCTGCGCAAGGAACTCGGGGGCGGTGGCTAATGCTCGATACCCGGGTTGTTGCGGAGCTGTCCACCCGCGAGTTGCTGCAAGACATTCCTCCCGAGCTGCGCTCGGTGCTGGAGGATGTCGATCCGTCTACCGACGGCTTTCTCATGCAGCACCAACTAGATTGGATTAATGACCAGTCGCCGCTGAAGCTGGCCGAGAAAGGCCGCCGCACCGGCATCACCTTTGCCGAGGCATTTGACTCGGTCATCGTGGCGCATACCGCCCGTAGCCAAGGCGGCGACAACACGTTCTACATCGGCGACACCAAGTCGAAAGGTCGGGAGTTCATCGCGACCTGCGCGATGTTCCGCGACAAGCTGATCGGCGCTGGTGCTCTGGTGCAGCGCTTCGAGTACGACGAGGTTGATGAAAGGGGCCAGAAGCAGACGCAATCGGGCTACCGCTTGGTTGACCCTGTCACCGGCAATCGTATCGAGGCATTGTCGTCGAACCCGGCGAACATCCGCGGCCTTCAGGGGCGCGTGGTGATCGATGAAGCTGCCTTCCACAAGCAAGTTCTGGAGGTGATGAAGGCCGTCAACGCGCTGCTGATCGGCTTTGGCGTTATTCGCATCATCAGTAGCCACAACGGCGCCGACAATCCGTTCAACCAGCTCATCACTGAGATTCGGGCGGGTGTCTACGACTACGCCATCCACAAAGTCACTTTCGATGATGCGGTCGCCAATGGGCTTTATGAGCGCCTGGCCAGAAGCCGTGGCCGCGTGCCAACCGAGGCCGACAAGGCCGAATGGTACCGCCGTATCCGCCGCAGCTACGGCTCCGACACAGAGGCCATGCAGGAGGAGCTCGACGCGATTCCTCGCAAGAGTGCCGCGCAGTATCTCTCTCGGGTGCTGATCGAAAGCTGCGTCGACAAGTCCATTCCTGTGGTGCGTCTGGAAAAAGACGGGGCCTTCAGCTTGAAGCCCGTGATCCTTCGCGAAATGGAGATCGACGACTGGCTGGCGCGAGAGATCGCACCCCTGTTGAAGAAGCTCGACCCAGAGCGTTCCCATGTTCTCGGCGAGGATTTCGCGCGTAGCGGCGACAGCACTACGCTGATCCCATCAGAAATCGGCGCCGACCTGCGTCGCCGCCCACCCTTCATCGTTGAGCTGCACAACGTGCCGTTTGCCCAGCAACGGCAGATCGTCAGGTTCATCATCAAGGGCCTGCCGCGCTTCTCCGCTGGCGCCCTGGATGCCGGTGGCAATGGCGCCGACCTGGCGGAAGGTATTGCCGACGAGTTCGGTCACGAGCGCATCCACCAGATCAAGCTCAGCCAGGGCTTCTACGAACTCAACATGCCCAAGTTGCGCAAGGCATTAGAGGACGGCTCGTTGGCGGTGCCGGCCGACGATCTGATCGTCGAGGACTTGCGGCAGGTCCGCATCACCAACGGTGTGCCGATGGTGCCGAAGGAGACTGGGCAGAAGAAGCGACACGGCGATGCGGCCATCGCCTACTGCCTGATGTGGTTTGCCAGCGAGCAAGACCCTTACCAGCCAGCGGCTTACGAGTCCGTCTCCGTTGACGCTCGCTCGCGAACCGGCGCCATGCGCATGCGGCCGGAAGACGATGACGTCGGTGGCCGCGATGTTCGAGTTACCGCTGGCTTCAAAGCCCGCCGAGGAGTGTTCTGATGGGCGAGTCGCGCATTGTTGGGCCGGATGGCCAGCCCATTCGCAAGAACGATCTGACTCGCGAGATCGCCACGCCGTCGATGGAGGGAGTCCGCCGGGCCTGGTTCGAGAGCGTCGCCACCGGCATGACGCCCTTCGAGCTGGCCGAAATTCTCGACTCGGCGGTCATCGGCGACGCGGATCGCTTTCTGACCCTGGCGGAAGATGTCGAAGAACGCGATCAGCACTACCTGGGTGTGCTGGGTAGCCGCAAGCGCGCGCTCTCTGGCTTGGAGATTCTGGTCGAGGCCAAGTCAGACGCCCCAGAGCACCAGAAGCACGCGGACCTGGTCCGCGATGTGATGTCGTCGCCATCCGCCGAAGATTTGGTGGAAGACCTGCAGGATGCGCTCGGCAAGTCCTACGCAGTCAGCGAGATCGACTGGGACACTAGCGAGCGACAGTGGTGGCCGAAGGGGTTCATCGCCAGGGATCAACGCTGGTTCTTCTGGGACCGCGAGACCCACCGAGAGCTGCGCCTGAAAGACATCGCTGCGCCGGTGGAAGGCCTCGCTCTGCAGCCCTTCAAGTTTCTGCTGCACCGGCCAAGGATCAAGTCGGGTCTTCCAATCCGCAATGCCTATGCCCGTGTGGGTGGCTTCGGCTTGCTCTGCAAGCTGCTTGCACTGACCGACTGGATGGCCTTTGCCGAGGTTTTCGGCATGCCCCTCCGGCTTGGTCGCTATGGCCCTAATGCCTCTCGCGACGATGTCGCTGTGCTGAAGAGAGCCGTCGCAAATATCGGGTCTGATGCGGCGGCGGTGCTGCCGGACTCCATGCGCATCGAGTTCGTCGACGCCATGAAGGGTGCCGGGGGCGGAGCCGACGTGTTCGAGCGCTTGTGCGATTACCTCGACAAGCAGACGTCGAAGGTCATTCTGGGTCAGACCATGACCACGGATAATGGCGGCAGCCTGGCTCAAGCCAAAGTCCACAACGACGTCCGGCTCGACATTCTCGCGTCGGATGCGAAGGGCATGGGACAAACGCTGAATCGTGATCTGGTTCGGCCGTTGATTGACCTCAACTTCGGGGTTCAGCCGCGCAATGGCTACCCGCGCATCGTCATCAAGGTGCCCAAGTTCGAAGACACCAAGCTCTTGGTGGAATCGTTGAGAGTGTTGGTTCCGATGGGGTTGGAGGTGGAACAAAGTGTGGTCCGCGACAAGCTGGGATTGCCGGACCCTGGCAATAGCAAGTCGGTGAAGCTGTTGCGGGCACCTGCAGGACAGGTGCCAGCCGAAGTCGCTCTTAATCAGGCGCTGGCGCAGAACCAAGCCCTGCGCCGTGCCTTGAATGCGGCCGATGGTCGTGGTGACGAGCTCGACAAGCTGGTGGACGCCGGCTTGTCGGACTGGCAGGCGCAGATGGAGCCCATCCTCTCGCCCATTGAGCGGCTGGCCGCCGATTGCAGCTCCGCCGACGAGTTCCTGGCGCGCCTGCCTTCGCTGGGCGAAGTGATCGACACCACGGCGCTGCAAGCCGCGCTGGCGACCAAGACGTTCGAAGCACGCGGCCTTGGTGATGGCACCGACCTCCTCGGATGAGCGGCGCGCTGCTAGAGCTGGACATCAGCCAACTGGATATGGCTCAAGCCAGGCTGAACCGCCTGGCTGACTTCGACCGCTTGGAGCTGCTCCAGGGCTTGGCGGCGATGATCGAATCCCAGACCCGCGAGCGCATTGAAGCGGGTGGCCCTGGCCCGGATGGCACGCCCTGGCCGGCCTGGAGCGATAGGTACGCAGCCACGCGCGCTGGCGGTCAAAGTCTGCTGATGGACAGCGGCTTGCTGTTGGGCAGCATCACCAGCAGCGTCGATGGCGATTCCATGCTGATCGGAAGTAACCGTGTCTACGCGCGCATCCACCAAGAAGGTGGCACTACTGCGCCGCATGTGATCGAGGCGAAGAATGGGAAAGGCTTGGCGATCCCTGGTTTCGACCATCCGGTGAAACGAGTCAATCATCCCGGCTCTGAAATTCCGCCGCGCCCTTACTTGGGAGTCTCTGAACAGAATCGGGTTGATCTCACCGAGGCGACGCTCGACTTCTTCGCCGAGCTTATCCAGTGACCCCGCCGGTTCCCATTCCCAAGGAGGCGGTCGCCTACTTCGCCGCCAAAAAGCTGAAGATCGGCTTCGACCACCGTGACGTCTGGAACGAAGAGCATCAGACCAGTTTCACGGTCGCCAAGGTGACCGAACTGGATGTTCTTGCTGACGTTCAAACGAGCCTTTTAAGCACCCTTCAAGAAGGCTTTACGTTCGACCAGTGGCGTGCCCGCCTGCGGCCGGAACTCGAGAAGAAAGGCTGGTGGGGCAGTCGCGAGGTAGTGGACCCGGAGACAGGAGAGATCGCGCAGACCGACTTGTCCTCCCCAGGCCGGCTACGCACGATCTATCAGACCAACCTACGCACCGCCTACAGCGCCGGTCAGTGGGAGCGCATCCGGCGCACCAAGCGCGTCTTGCCATATCTGCTGAGGACCGTAGGGCCGAGCATTCACCACCGCGAGGAGCACCTCGCGTGGCACGGCACTTTACTGCCGGCGGATGATCCTTGGTGGGTGAGCCATCCGTGCCCAGGCGGCTACGGCTGCCGGTGCAATAACCGCCAAGTCGGGCAGCGCGAGTATGAGAAGCTGGTCAAGAACGGGGTTCCATCGCCCGGCGTTCAGGAGCTGGATGCCAAGACGGGGTTGCCGACCGGCCGTCTGATCCGCAGGCCTATCCCGGCCCAGACGACTCCTCCGAAAGATGTTCTGATCGAGTGGAAGAATCGGCGCACTGGCAAGACCGAGCTGATTCCGAAGGGCATCACTCCTGGCTTCGCGGTGGCCCCAGGCGCGGCTGCGCGCAAAGCAAGTCTGGCCCGGGTGCTGACTGACAAGCTGGACTCAGTCGCCGAGCCGCTGGCGAAGTCGATTATCAGCCGATGGGCACAGGGCGACACGCTGCGCGCCTGGCTGGACAAGCCCGAGGGCACCATGCCTATCGCGGTGCTGAAAGACGCTCAGGCGGAAGCGATAGGCGCGACGACTCACGTTGTGCAGATTTCCGCAGAGACTATGGCGAAGCAAGTCGGCCGCCACCCAGAGCTGACCACGGCGGATTACCTGTCGATTCCGCGCGTGGTGGACCTCGGTCGCTCGGTTCGGGACACCGACCGGTCAATGCTGTTTGTTCTCGATGAAGAGCCCGGCTACGTTGCGGTGGTCAAGTCGACCATGACCGGCGCCGGACTGTTTCTCACCAGCTATCGCCGGCTCTCGCGTGACGCCGCCAAGCGCGTTCGCACTCTGCGGCAACTGCTCAAGGAATAGTGTGCGGGCGGCGGGGCCTACCACCCGTCCAAGGACGGAAACCCCGCATGGCGCTCCAGGCTTTCACCTGTGCTACGGCCGGTAGATTGGTCACCGTGTCACGCCCGCCTGACTAGCGTACGCCCTTAGTGGCGGAAATTCGACCGCTGTGTTTTTCCAGTTAAGGGTTCTCGTTTACCGGTAATTGGCGCAAATCATCCGTCGCCAGCCTGGAAATCCGCATCAAACCATCCGTCACGATCTTTTCGGCTGAAACGAGGCTAAGTCTTTGACACGCTTTTTATTTCCCGCTTTTTCGCGCTTTTTCTCGGTATCTCATTTCTAGTGTCTCCCTCCACTCAGACATGCGCTCGCTGTTATCCCCCTTTGGTCCTGCGCTTCTCGGCGCTACGAAGGGGAGGGCAAGTCAAAAGCCACATCAGCAGCCACAGCCACATCAAAAGCCACATCAAAAGCGGACAGGCTCGTCGGCTCCGCCGACCTCGCGCGAGCGAAGCGCGCGCCTGCTGTAGATGTGGCGGCGGGCGAAGACCGCCGTGCTGTAGATGTTCCGGTCCCCTTCGTAGCGCCGAGAAGCGGAGGTCTCCGGGGGGATGGAAGCCGGCGCCTGTCTGAGGCGCCTATAGGGCGCCGAGTTCGCCGGCGTCCCCCGGAGACCGAGCATCGCAGGCTTGCCCCCAAAGGGGGCGCTACGCAGGGGCCTGCTTTCTTTTGCTTGGCGGATTCAAGCATCAAGTGCAACACGGTTGTTTTGATCGCGTTGTTCGAAGCATTTGTTGAAGAAGACTTCGGCGGGAGTCTTCCACCCGAGGGTTTTGCGGGGGCGGGTGTTCATCTCCCAGGC